CCTAAAGCTTATAGCAATATGAAGGCTGGTTTCCCTAAGAAGAAGAAAACATAATGGATTTATCAGCAAACTTTACATTAGCTGAACTGATGAAATCACAGACAGCAGAAAGAAAAGGCATATCTAATTATCCTAATGCAGATAATATATATAATCTCAAAGCTTTAGCTGAAAACATATTGCAACCTATTAGAAATAAATGGGGATCATTTTTGATAAGCTCTGGTTATCGTAGTGAAGAGCTTTGTCTAGAGATTGGATCAAAAAGTACTAGCCACCATTGTTGTAATGATGGCTATTCTGCAAGTGATTTTGAGGTTGCTGGTGTTGATAATTATGAACTGGCTGTATGGATAAGAGATGAAAGTAATCTCCCCTTCTGTCAGCTCATATTAGAATGTTATAATGGAGGAAATTCTGGATGGATACATATAAGCTACCATCCAGAAGATATTAGAAAAGAATGTTTAACGTATAATAGATTAAATGGTTACAGAAAAGGATTGTTTCTCAAATAATCTTGATACCTCTTGGCAACGTATGACGTTCAATCCATCCTCTTTCTTTTATATGATGCAACATTCTAGCGACAGAAGTTGGAGAAGTTCTTTCTTTAAGAATTTGCTGGTCATCTATTTGACCTCTACAAATTTCCCTTACTGTCGGATACACTCCTTCTTCTTTATGAAAAGCAATTAAGAAATCATAAATTTGTTTTTGAGAAATAGTTAATCCAATTTTATTATCCATTTTGATTTTCCTTTGCTTGTACTGACAATGATTTATTGAAATCTAATCTTTGTTGTTTAACTTGATTATTAATTTCATTTGAAAAGCCACGATTAATTAATTCCAGATTTATATGTTCAAAGTCTTTTAACATTGTTCGCTTTTCTTCTGGCTTTAAATTAGGACTGCCATATACAGCACTCATAATAGCTTTGTATCTTTCTACTACTTTTTTTAACTCATCAAATTCTTCAGAAGGCTTGTTGTTAAGCATCTTTAATTCATAAGTTACTTTAACAGTTTGTACATCTTTCTCAGAAATATCATTCTCAACTGTATTATCGTCTGTGAGAGCATCAACTATACTATTAGCTAGATCTACATCATTTGAAATAATAGGTGCATTCACGACCTTTAAATCGCTTGTCTTGGCTTCATCTGGAAAATCAATAGCTTCTTCTGTAGTGATAATACCTTTGATTGCATCTGGGAAAGCATCTCTTAAAGCAAATCCTCTAGCTCTTTGCTGTAACATTCTTTTAGCATAATTCTTCCAATTCATTTTATTCATAAGACCAGCTTTAGTTGCATCCTCTATAGAAAATTCTCTTAATGTTTCTTCAACAGTATCTTTAACCTTTCTTTTTACAGAACAATAAGCAGTATCTCCTTCTAGCCATTCTTTCATTCCATAATAATCTGGATGCTTTTTACAAACTGCAACTAATCCATCTCCCCAAAGTGTAGCCTTACCATTAATAACATTTATGTTTGATAAAGCTTGCATTGGTGGTAAGCCAACTTCATATCCCCATTGAATAGCAACTAATACATTAGCTGGTTTACCTCGATAGGCATCTGGAACTAATCCAGATTTGGATAAAACTTCTGAAAACTCCATAGCTTCAGTTAAAGACTTAGGTTCTAGCATAGTTAAATTTGGCATTAATTTTTCTCCTTTAATGAAAAGGTATAGCTTTCTTGCATTTCGCCTGTGCCTACCATTTTCTTTTTTTCTTTTAATTTTGTTTGTGAAATGATCTCAAAGTTTTGATACTTGGCATGAGTTATTCCAAGTGTATCTAAAATGTCCTGTATGCCAGACTTTATTTCATCTTTAGTCTTAGTCCATTTTCTAGCTTCAGATGATGCTGTCGTATAGTCAGAACATAATTGCTCAAAATCGTGATTAGAATTTTTTAACAAATTTTCTATTTCAACAAACTCTGAATTATCTTTATCTTTTATTTCTGGATAATCAGCACCAGATTTAATTAAAGACCAGAACTCCTGTACTTTCTCAACAATCACAGTACATAAATTTTCATTCTTTTCTATTGGATAAAAATTTAATCCACCTTTTTGATCAAGACATGCAACTATTCCCCAAGTTAATCCAGAGCATAGCATTTGATGATGAACTTGTATTAACCATTCTGGTTTAATTTTACCTTGATGATAGAAGTCAGTTTTGATTTCCATAATACCAGTTCCCATAAAAGAAACCATATCTCCATTTGTATCTTCAATCTGAATTGGAACTTCAGAAATCTCAATAATACGATCAATAGAAGATCCCATCTTTTCTGGAATATTCTGGAATACTTCTTTAGGTTCATACATATAAATATTAGAATGACCATTTAGTATTTCTAATTCTTCCTTCGCCCAATCAGCAACTCCATGTTCTAAATGAGTTCCCCTTCTCAAAGCTTTAGGATTTCTAAAATGTTCAATCCTTTCAACTTTATTTATTTTATCACGATGCTTCATTAATACATCTTGATTAGTTTGAAATGGAGTTTTCATTAATACGACTGCTGGACTTTCAGATGATCCCAATTCATAGCCTGTTTTTGTAAGTTTTGGCATCTCTAAGCTCCTACATTATCGTAGTAACACTTATCGTCTAAAGCACAGGCAAACCAAAAAAATGCCCAGATATAAAACATTACAAGAGGAACTAAAATTATTGAATAAACTATCTTCATAGTGTAATTAGGAACAATGAAAAATATAAGGCTAATATATATTATGCGACATACCTCTGATATTATTCCTTGTATCCCTTTATATGCTTGACTTAGCAAATTTCCCCTTTTTGTACATTGACTTAAAGTATTTATCATTAGTCTGTTCCTTACCTTTAGACTTTGTTTCTGGTGGCTGGTTGTGCTTTCGATGTTGTCGTTCAGCTTCTCTGGCACGATCTTCTTCAAACCATCTTTTAGATTGATCTCTATCTGATGCATGATCTTCTTCTCCTTCAGTATCAGTTATAATTTTATCTAAATCTTTAAGACCATGTATATTTTCAAGACCATTATCTCCATAAACACATTCTTCAGCACCTCTATTGCGAGGATCGGCTGGTTTTATATTTGCCAGATTTGAAGTCATTGTATTGATAACATAATGAGCATGAACTAATTTATCCACTCGTCTAAAAGAGTTTAGGTTAGCTAATCTTGTGAGTTCTGTATAACCATAATTCAATATATCAGCTACAGCTAATAAGTGCTGTGGATGAAACATTGGTACTGTCATTCGTCTTTGAAATGATAGCCTAATATTACTCATTGCTCTAGTAATATCATGTTTGTATATAGTTCGTTTTCTATTTGATCCCACTTTGTACTCCTCTTGTTAAATAATGTTGCATAAAAAAAATATAATTAACATGTATACCAGTTTGGCATCTTGAGCCTCAATCATGTAAATCTCTTTTGCATTAATTTCTCAAATTGAACTAGATTGTTATAAGCTGTTCCAATCGTTGATTGTGTTAGCTCTTTACGCCATTCGCAGTAATCTTGCATTTTCTCTACAAGTAAGTCTGTGGCTTGACATGAGACAGTTTTGCCTTCCCTTTTAACAACAATAAAACCTTCAGCTTCGCACTCACTAATCATCGTTGAAATGGTCTGTCTGTTGCTGTGCATTTCTTTAACAATCTCTGAAATCGTGTAAAACTTGTTGGTATATACTCCATACGTCATCCACCTAGCAAAAGCATTTTTAATTGGTGTTGAGTTAAAATATCTTTGCACCTTGTTTTCCATTCGAGTTTGTCTTGCTTGATGAACTCCCATTTCAATTTCTAAAATTTTCATACGATAATCCATAAGTAAATGTGCATGTATATCATCAACAGAATTGTGAACGCTTGAATTGTCGCAACATGTTTTTGTATCTTTCATTATTTAACTCCTTTAGATCTTAAATACATATTTCTAATAGTTGAGCCATGCCATTCGCCTTTTCTGGCAGTTTCATAACCTCGTTTGTTAAAATCCAGAGCTATCTCCCTATATGACCATCCCATATCTAAACCTCGCTGGATGTTAGGTAATAGATTGTCAGCCATCTCATTAGCTTTAATCTTATTGCCCATAGCACCTTTCTTCTGTGCCTTCTTAGTCATACCAACTCCAAGTTTGGTAATCTTATTGCCAGATTTTGATATATGAGATCCATTAACTTTTATGTCATGTTTAATTCTAGCTAGTGACAGCTTAGTTCTTTCTGATATGACTTGTCGTTCATGTTGATTCATAACTGCCATAAAGCCGACTGTAGTTTCATCGAGCATAGGATAATCAACAACTATAAGTTTGATCTTGCCTTGCGATATAACATCGTCAAAGAAGTTAAGAACATCCCCTCGCCTTCTACCTAATCTAGATAAAGAATAGATGATTAAAGTTGCTTTATGCTTTCTGCAATACTTAATAGCTTCATTAAGTACTGGTCTTTTTGCCCAAGCTGTTTTACCAGATACAGCTTCTTCTTTAAACCATTCCACATGATGATCGCCACCATTTAG